CTATTGGAATCATCTTTTCTTTCCTTTTCGACTTGTCTACGCAACTTTTCCATCTTCTCAATTTGGGCTTGAGCTTCTTTTTTGGTTTGCAGTACGTCGATGTACAGCATGCCAAGCAACGGGATTATCAAAACTGCCAAAACTAACGCGGCGATCCACCCCACCACTAACTCCCAGTCCTGCTTAAGAGGATCAGGAGCGCCCACAAATACAGGAGGCACAGCAAAGTCGCTAGTAGGTACGCTTGCCTTTCGCTTGAAAGGCGCTCCTTTTCCTTGCGTTGCCATGATTGTTCATCCCGCTTCTTTCTTGCCTTTTCCTGCTCTGCCTTAATGATGTCCCGAGTTGCAAACGTGCGGCTATACAGAGCCCCCATCTCGGGCGGGGCACCGTACACCATCGCCTCCCTTATTTCCTTCTCCAAGGCCGCCATTTGGTCTTGGGCCATGATTCTGTGCAAGGCGGCTTCCATCAGATTTGCGTCAGGATCGTAGACGTTTTTTGACTTTTCCTCTTCAGCGCGAATTGTTTCCGCTAACTGCTCCTGCAAACGAAAAAAAGTAGACAGTTGAGTGACAATATCCGAAAGGACTTTTGTCTCATCAACGGCTACATATTTTTCCTTTTTTCGCGTCGCTTGCGCCACAGGCTCTTCTTTGGCTCCGAAGAGCTTGGCCCAAAAACTTTTGGCCTGTCGGGCAACACCAGCAGTTTCTTCAACAATGGACTTGACCTCCATGAAAGCTGTTTTGGCCTGCTTATACAAAGCAGTACCCTGCTGGATTGCGCTAACGCAGGCTCTAGCGGCCAGCAAGATGGTGAGCGGGTCGATTTCATAGCCCCAAGAGCTTTTTTAAGAACTCGCCCGCCACACCGGGGCCAAACAGCACACACAGTATTACCGCGTACAGCAGGTACTCAATTTTGCTCATACGCTTATCACCGTCCCGCAAAGAGCGGTCAATACTGTTGTATCGCTCAGTGCAGACGGCTTCGTGTACGGCCAATTTGGTCTCCACGTTATCCATGGTTCTTTACAGGGGGAGGAGGCCAAATTCGGTTTTCATCAGGAACGTCAGCCTGTGATGCGTATGGGTCTTCAGCGGCTACTGTGGGCTGAGCTTGTGGTTGAGCTTGTGCTTCTTGCTCGTTTTCTTCTTCGGGTTGCATGGTTACTTCTTCGGTCATTTTTTACTCCTCGGTGGGTGGTTGAACATCAGGTTGTGCCGCGCTTTGAGCGGCTTTTTCTTCTCGCTGGACATCCACTGCTTTTTGGATTTGCGCCATCAATTGGAAAACCTCTTGGTAAGGGCGGCTACCCAAATAACCAACAATCTGATTTGCTGTTTCTAGGGTGAACCAAACTTTTTCTACCATTTTTATTCCTTAAAGTTAAACGGGCTTTTAGTTTACTGTGCAAAAGCCATGTAGTAATAGGTTCGCCCAGCGGTGTTTAGGGTTGTGCTTGAGGCCATTTGAAAGCCCCCAGTAACTTGAAGACACACATCTCCAAGAACGGCATTTGCAACCGCCCCGCTTAGATTCATTTTGTAATTGCTTCCTGAGGTCATGCCTATAGCCTGCGTAAACAAAAACATGCCCTCGGTGGTTTCCCAAATTATTATTGCGCCAACGGTGAAATTGGTAAAAATTGTTTGAGCCGATCCTGCACCAGCATACTTGCCTGAAATTTGGACGCCAAAGCTGTCGGCCCATACCATCCATGCCGATGCTTGGCCTGAAGTAAAGGCACCTGAAGCATTCCACAACTCTCCCCCTGTATTCGGTGGATTGTTCCAAGGACTTGTTGCAGTCCTTGTAAAGGTGCCTGAGCCGAGTGTGTAATAAGCACTTGAATCATGCGCAGTCCATATGTACCAGTTTGCGCCAGCCGTTTCCATCTTTTTGACCATGAAAAAAGTTGGGTATTGTTGTAGATTCCACGCTACTTGGCCACGGTCAATGACGCTACCAACTGTCGACCCATGGTCAAACATATTGGGGTAATAATAATTTATCATTACCGCGTAATTTGTGGTTGTTTCAAGGTTATTTATCAGCAAATTTGCCCCGTCCCATCCACCTGTGTCTGTATTGGTGTTTGTTGCACCGTTTAGAGTCCATGCACGCTGAACACCAGCCGTTGTTTGGTTGTAATATGAAAAATGTCGGCTGTAAATTTTGTTGGCAACCGCGCCTGTTCCATTTCCTGAGATAACCCAAATAGTTGCCATGTTTATGGGGTATCTGTTTGGGTTTATTGAAAGCGTGGCAGTTGTTGCGCCCGCAGTAATTTTTTGCTGTGATTTAAACCCAGCCTGAAATGGCCTATATTTAGCTGTAGAGACGTACCAGTCTGAAACTGGCAATTCAAAAACAAAGTAATACCAAGCGTTGCCCGCCAAGTTCCATCCTGAAGTGCCTGCGGCATACGAATATACATTTGTGCCGTCGGTTCCTTGTGGCTCAGGGCTAAGGCCTATACCCAAATTGAATGGATTTGGGGCAAGTGCGCCAGCAACTCCAACTCCAACGCTTGTACCAAATCCATCCATAGTCCAATTAACTGGATTGCCAAGCGTGCTGTTCCGAAATTGATACATCATTGAAAACTGATGTGTCAAAGACGTAGAAAGAGTAACTGGTGTAGTTTTTAAAGAAGCGTTGCCAGTGTAGTTGTGTGACACAAACGCCCTTTGCGCCGCCTTGGCCCCATAACTTGCGCCTCCACCAAACATCCAGCAAACATAAGTTTGCCCTGTTCTATTTGTTAGTTGGGCCACAGTAACGGTGTAGCCAACAGTTATTGTATTTGCGCCCGCACCAACCCCAGTTCCCCACAAGCTAGTGTAAGTGGTTGGCGCAGTGCCGCTTGACTGAGAGCTTCCCGAATAACCGCTTAAAAGTTGTGTTTGGTTTCTAGGTTGAGCGCCTGAAGTAGTCCACCAATTCATATACCCATCTGAACTTACAACCATAGCCATGGTTGGCGCCCAACTTACTGCTGGGGCATCACCAGTTACCGTTCTGTTTGCCGCGTTATTGCCGCCGTAGTAACTCCTTGTAAAACCAAATGAAGTATCGCCTTGGTAAAAAGCAAAATACTTCCAAACTACTTTTGTAGTTGCATTACCTGATGTAATAGCCGCAGTGCCAAAATTAAAAGTTAAATCTGATGGATTGCCCGTAACCGAATTAAGCGCTTGCGCGTCTGAGCCAGTACCAACGCCAACTTGAATATATTGAGTCCCGCCCCACATTGCTGAATCAAAAATTAAGGTTGTTCCTGATTCATAACTACGTGTTCCGCTCACATCTTTGCCAACCTTCACTAGCATCAAACCCCAGCCAAGCGATGTCGTTGTTTTGCCCGGCATCCCGACGCAGGTGATAGTCCACGCTGTACCCAAGCCCGTGATCACAGTTCCTGTTTGATAAAAATTCTCAATTGGTACGCCCGTATAAATGGTAGGCAACTTGAGATTTTGCCCAAGACCTTGCGCTGAACCTGATCCTGCTGTTGATACGAATGGCATAGCTTTATGTGTAGTTGGTTCTTGATGCAAAAACAGTATAGGTTGATGCGGCTGTTTTTATGATTGTGTACACGTACATATCAATACCAGTACCAGCGCTGTTTGTTGGGGCTGTTGCATTAGTCCATTTTGGGGTCACCGAAACACCATCAATCGTGAATGCCGATTGGTAAAAGGTGATTGAGTTCACCGTTTGGGCATGCGCAATGGTTATTGAATTTCCAACAGCCATGGTTGAGTTTAAGGTGACTGCGCCAGCACCCCTGACGTTTAGAGTCCAATTATTTACCGCATTCGCCGTGTTAAGCAAAACAGACTGGGTATTAACGTCGTAGTTGTATGTTGCTGTTGGCGCTGTGCCTGAAATTGTCGTGGTTTCCAACAGGGCTGTAACAACAGCATTTACGCCAATAGTTGCTCCACCAAAACTCAAATTACCCGAACCATCAGTTTTCAAAACCTGATTGGCTGTTCCATCTGCGCTTGGCAAAACAAAGGTGATTGTTCCGCTAGTTGCTGGCTTTAGCGTAATTACGCCTGCGTTGGTGTTGTCAAAATTGATAGCCATTAGTAGGTTACCTCACTGGTGATGATGGAAGCATTCCAACGAATGGTTGTTGCGGCTTGGCCAGTAACGGTGATTGCCACACAGCCATTGGTTGTATCCGCAGTAACAGCAACCGTCCATGCCGATGCCCCGCTGTCTGAGGCAATCACATTGGTGGTATTTGCGCCAATCAGTGCGGTTGTGCTTGCCAATGTGCCGCGCTTGACGCCGCCTTTAATTTCCCAAACCTTAGCGTTTCCTGCCGCAGTAAGGCCAGCGGCCACGATAATTTCAAACATTACGATGGAGTTTGCCGCGACAGCCAATTGATTGGTTGCGGCGGCGGCTGAGGTGTTTGAGCGCAAAACAGTTGCGGTTGCATCTGTGGTCTGCACACCAACTGACAAAACGCCCATTTGGCTGTTGCCCAAAGCCGAGGCAATTGGCGCGTTTGGAGCAAATGCCTTGTATCCAACAATTGATCGGGTTGTTGCCCAAGCGCCAAAAGCCGCGCCGTGCGCTGAGTTTGCGGTGCTATTGGAGCCATGAACCAGCGAATATTGGCCGGAGGCCGTGTTGCTGTCGCCGTTGATTATGGTGGCATAGGTAGACGTGCTGGCGGTGTTATTTTGGCCGCCAAGGATCATCGAGTTGTTTGAGCTTGCAACCATGGTCGCCGCAGACCGAACCAACTGAAAATCAATTGCATAGTTGCCGCGCTTATTGCCGCCAGCGGCCAATGCGTCAGGAATGGCAAGCATGAGCCCGCCAACGCCTTTTGGCACCAAAGCAATGTCTGCCGAAGCCACGCCTGCGGTTGCGGTCAACGAATCAACGTAAATTGTTGCGTTGGGTGCGGCGGTGTTTTGCGCGGCAGTAAAGCCTGTCAGGCCTGCGGCGGCGGCGGCCCAAGCTGGGTTCGCACCTCCTCCACCTGTAGTCAAAACTTCGCCGGCAGTGCCTGCGTTTAGCGCAACCCAAGATGTGGCATTGCGGTAAAGAATTTGACCTTGTGTTGCGGCTGACAGGGCGTTGTCAATCAGCGAAGATAAACCCTGCCACGAAGGCAAAGTGCCAGCCGCATTGACCGCTTTGATCTGATATGCCGTGCCAATTGCAAGCTTAGCCAGTGTATTGGTGGCGCTTGCATACAGCGTATCGCCTTGGGTATAAGTTGCAATCGAGGTGCCACCTGAGGCAACTGGCAAGGTGCCAGTGGTCAAAACCGAGGTAGATGAGGCGTAAACCGCGCCGTTTAGGGTAAACGAGGTTAATCCAGTGCCGCCATATCCAGTACCTAGCGTACCTGCCACGCTAACAGCGCCAGTGGATGCTGTGCTGGGCGTCAATCCTGTTGAGCCAAAAGAGATGCTTGTTACGCCGCCACCACCACCACCAACAGCCCATGATGGGTTTGCACCAGCGCCTGAGGTGGTGAGGACATAGCCCGAGGTGCCCGGGGCCAAGGCCGCCCACCCCGAAGCCCCGCGATAAAGCACCGTACCCTGTGCGGAAGCTGTGAATACTGTGTCAATAAGGCTGGATAACCCAGTCCATTGAGGCGCTGTAGCGCCTGTATTGACGTTCAAAATTTGGTTTGCCGTGCCAATGGTGAGCTTACTGATCGTAGGCGTCGTAGCTGACGCATACATCATGTCGCCAATAGCAAAGGTGGACAGCCCTGTACCACCGTAACCTGCACCAAGGGTTCCCGCGAGGGTTACAGCGCCTGTGGTTGCTGTATTGGGGGTAAAACCAGTTGATCCAGCGGAAAACGAAGCAACAGAGCCGCCGCCACCGCTATTGACAACCCAAGATGGATTAGCACCAGCGCCGTTGGTTTGGAGGATGTAGCCCGAAGTGCCGGGGGCAAGCGCCACCCAAGCAGTCGCCGAACGGTACAGGATTGAGCCTTGCGTGGTTGACAAATAATCCAACGTAAATGATGGATTGTTTGAGGCAATCAACGCAACCGCGCCACCTGACGTGCGGTAATACAACTTGCCATCGTTTGTGTTGATGGCCAACTCTCCATCCACCATATTGGCCACAAGAGGGACGGCGGCGGCGGTAGCCGAGTAATAGAGTTTTATTGGCGTGTAGCCTGCTTGTGCCATGTCTTTCCTTTACGTTGGGCCGTATTTGCCTTCGTACAGCGGGGACTGGTCATCGACTTGGGTCAATGTGCTGTCAGGGCGCGGGAAACGAAGGTTGATGCGTTCGGTTTGTCGGGCGGCTTGGCGGTAGGGATCCATGTTGTCTTTACAGCCTTGGCTCACGGTTCCGCAGACGCGGAGGCCGGGAAAGTTCGGGTCAGACTCCAACTCCACAAAAGCACGCTTCATCCTGCACCTGTCGCATATAGCGATGGCTAGTGATGTAAGCCCTTCGGTGTTGAGGAATACTGGCATGCTTACCTCGTGTAGACAGAAATGTTGGGAGCCCAATAGATGGGTGAATTATCCCTCTCTTCTTGCTCTGCCTCAAGCAGATAACGAGCCGCTTGGGTCTCAAGATACTGCGTTCGCGCCATGTCGACGTTTGGCAATTCCATAGACATCCTGTGCGATAAATTCATCACCACGGCCTCGTACCAGCGCTGGGGTATCTCCAACTCGCCATAAAGCTGGCCAACGTCCATGATTTGGCGCGAATACCACACGGTGGTTTGCACAAAATTGGAACTTGGGACGGGCCACAAGTACATGGTTGGCAGTGGAATTGTGCGATCAAACCAAAATTGGAAGGGTTGATTGGCGGTAAATTGCTTGTTTGGCAGGTTTGTGTAGTCGTCGCGGTTGAGGCGAGACATCTGAATTTCGCGGCCATTGGTGCCAAAGTAAAGCTCTCGCACGGCCAAGGTGGTGGCTCCAGTGGCCCGCATGCGGTAGTAGGCGACGTTGGCCCCGGGGTCAATGTCCTGCCACACCCACTGCTTATCAGTCACCGAAACCGCTGTTCCCGTGTACAGGGTAGTCCACGTCAACGCATCAGATGAGCTTTCAAACACGTAATTCCATGTCTGTGATCCACCACCCGAAACGTAGGGCATGAAACCAATCGAGCCAATGTAATTTGGATCGCTGACGCCATAGTCGATGGAAATGTCGCCGCCCGTGGATGTTTGCTGGCAAAAGGTGTCAATGTCGCCATCAAAGGCGTTTGCGGCCACGCCACCAGCAGATGAGGCCACCGTTCCTGTTGGGCGCTCCATAGTCCTGTACAGCACGTTCAAGGCGTCCACAGCCCCCAATGGCAGGCTGTAGATGTACTCGTTGGCCTTGAGACCCAAAACAACCTTGCTGATGGCCCAATACTGGATTCCACGGTTGACCAAGTGACTCAGGAAGAAATACAGGGACTCTCGGGCTGACAAAACTTGCTCAGAGGTCAACTCTTCAGCCAATTTTCCGCACCGACGCGCCCCATGGTCGATCAGGGTTTGTACGTCAATTACGGTGGTTCCGACGGTTCCTGAATAGGCCATGTTTTACCAACCTGATTTAGAGGGATTTTTCTTTGCAGAGGTTACTTTGCAATTTTTCAAATTGACTTTACCGCCACTGGCTTTTTTAATTGGCTTTCTTGACGCCGCCATAGCTTTTACTTTTTCTCTCATTGCCATGATGTCCGGGTCGTCATCAATGCCAGCCGTGGTACTTGTGCGCATCTCTTGCATACGCGCATTTGAATCTTGGTTTCTTTGGTCAAAAACCTCTTTAGACACAACTTCATTGTTGTGTGTATAGACAGGGTTTCCTAAAGCGTCTTTTGTAACTCTAAAAACATCATCCATTATTTTTCCTTACCAATTTGGGCAATTCCAACGCTTCAACGAGGCTTTGGCGCGTGGCGCATCGCCTTTTGCGTGCTCAACAACGCCTGACATTCGAGCGCAAAAAGAATCTTTTCTTGAGCCCCCCTTAGGCTGGGGAGCCTTCAGGTTAGACCCAGTCTCTCGATTGTATTTGTCGCGCCCCTTTTGGGTAAGCCCTGCGCCCCGCTTCGTGGACAGCTTTTCGCCGCGTCCAACTGCAAGGCTTGGGCCTCCCTCTTTCATTTTGGCGGTCTTGGCTGACTCACGAAAGTCTTTAGCTGAAGGAGCACCCTCTTGGCCAACTCGACGCATTTTCTCGCCTGACCCTTCAGTAATTCTTTCGCGCTTTCGATTGATATTTTCATAGAGTCCTCTTTTGGCCATGATCTTGTCCTTAAGCCTGAGCCTCTTTCCAAGACAGACGAGCAAGCAAAGTTTGCGCGGCGGCCGTCGTGTTTGTGGCTGAGATATACAAAATATCAGGCCCGTCAGGATAAAAGTTTGCCCTGCTTGTTGGAACGGCGTTTGTCAATCCACCACCAAGAATTGAATTGCCCAAGTCGCGCACTTGAGACAAGTCCAAAGTTGTTGCTCCATTGGTGTTGGTGTAAGCGGCGGCGGCTGACTCACCGCCTGTGATAGTGGCGAGATTGGACGTATTTTCAGCAACCTGAGCCAAAGACGAGGTAATTTGCGATCCAATTACAGGCGACACAAATGACCCACTGAAGCCAGTTGTAAAGGCATTCAGCGTCATTTGAATCAAAAACGCACCGCTGGTTACTAAACCAAGCTCATATGGTTGCAACTGCATGTGGTTGATGATTTCCTTGTTGCCAAGTGTTCCAGTTGCGCCGCTGTCCACTGAAGGGGCTATCCGCAAGGCAAGAATTGGGACTGTTGTGCCTGCGGGAATTGAAATTAAAGTCCTTGTGCCGTAGTTAAAAATCAGCGATTTGTCGTCATCAAACCTGCCATCCATAATTATCGAAGAGCCCCAATGGCTTAACGCCACAGCGGAGTCAGGGGACACGTACTCAACGCTACAAATTGCCGTTGGGCTGTAGGTAAAACTTTGATTGGTTAATGAAGCGCCTGTTTGCGCCCTTCCGCTGATTACAAACGTGGTGTCTGTTTTGAGCGAATAGGTCATAACCTCACAAGTGCCAGTTAAGCCCGCTTGCGACACGCGAATGCTTCCAGTTGGGGGGAAGTCGGTGGTGCTCAAAACCTGCAAGCTTGTGCCAACAACTTG